TGGTGGAACAACCAAAGTTGGAAACGATTACAACTACTCCACACAAATAGCGGGTGGTGGGAGCGTCCAATTTCGTATAGACAACACCGAACGAATGCGTATAAACAATAGCGGAAATGTTGGGATTAATATAGCTAATCCTGGAGTAGCCCTTGATGTTCATGGCGGAATCATCAAATCGGCTGGAGGAAGCGGATCAAGCTCCGTGTCTGTTAAAAATAACGGAAGCGTATTTAGAGCATATTATTCGGGTGGTTGGAGAGGTTCTGGTCTTCATTTTACGGATGGAGCTGTTCTTCCAGCTGATTATGGTGGTGGTGTTGGTGGAGCCACAAGATTAGGCGGGGAAGCTGGGTATAGATGGGGTCAAATATATTCTACAAGCACCACTATTTCTAATAGTGATCGTAACCTCAAGAGGGACATTATTGACCTCACTCAAACTGAAAGAAGGGTGGCAAATCGCATACGAAACCTCATCAAAAACTTCAAGTTTAATGATGCTTACGACAAAAAAGGTGATGATGCGAGGATTCACACAGGGGTCATCGCACAGGAGATAGAAGAAGCTTTTACAGCCGAAGGACTTGACGCAAGTAGGTATGGATTATTCTGTAAAGATGACCTTTATGCGGTGAATGGCGATGATAAAATATACGATGATGAGGGAGAATGGACGGGGCAGTTTGTAAATGCGGACACACCTGGAGCAGTCGTTCAAAGCACGTTATATTCAGTTCGGTATGAGGAACTTTTGGCTTTTGTCGTGTCTAACTTAGCTTCTTTGGAGGACATAGAAAGATTGGAGGCTCGGGTGGAAGCTTTGGAAACACAACTCGCATCGGTTCTTACACGACTCGATGCTCTAGAGAGTGCCTAGTCCCTACTTCACAGAAATCGTACATGAAAAACCAAACTTTACAAACCACACCCCAGTTTCTAAAGTTTCTCATCCCGAGTGGCGTTGCCACTCGTATCTAAGCTGGTAGAAATCTACGATTTCCCCCACTTAAAAATAAACTCTCACTATAATATAAAATGTCTGGTGGTATCGCCCAACTCGTCGCTGTCGGTGCTCAGGATGCGCACCTCGTCGGTCAGCCCGAAATCAGCTTTTTCCGCTCTACCTACAAGCGCCATACTAACTTCTCCCAAACCGTGGAACGCCAGGTGATCCAGGGTAACGTCTCTAACAATGGTATGTCTACCGTGCGCTTCGAGCGCAAGGGTGACCTCCTCAACTATGTATACTTTGTCGTCAACAACGGCTCCGTCACTGAACAGGTCTCTAGTTGGACTAATCTCATTTCCAAGGTTGAGCTCCTCGTCGGTGGTCAGGTGATTGATGAACAGGACTCTACTTACTCCACTCTCATCGCCCCCACTCTCTCCGCGACTACTTCCTCCAAGTCCGTTGCTGGTGACCTCTTCGGCGGTTCCACCAACTCTAACTTTTACCCCCTTCGCTTTGCCTTCTGTGAGAACTGGCAGACCGCCCTCCCTCTCATCGCTCTCCAGTACCACGATGTTGAGCTTCGTATCACTTGGGGTGCTAACGCGGCTGATTCCAGCCGAAAGTGGGATCTCTATGCCAATTATGCATACCTTGATACCAATGAGCGTGACTATTTCGCCTCTACTCCTCAAAACATGATCATCACCCAGGTCCAGAAGGCCACTGCTTCGGGTGCTAAGATCCAGGAGCTCAACTTCAATCACCCCGTGAAGTACCTCGCCGCTGCGGGTTCCGCTGTGAACATCCTCGGTGACGATGGCACCTACGATAACAAGGTCAAGCTCCAGATCAACGGTACTGATGTCGCCGACTACAAGTTTGCCAACCCCAACTTCTCCTCGGTACCTCTCTACTATCACACAACCAACGCGAGCTCAGCGGTTGCTACTGACAGTATCAAGAAGCTTTTCTTCTACCCATTCTGTTTGGATGCCGGCAAGCTTCAGCCCACTGGCACTCTCAACTTCTCCCGTCTTGATTCCGCTCGTATTTTGAGTGACCGTAACAACTCTGATGAAGACATCTACGCCGTGAACTACAACGTCCTCCGCATTGAGAACGGTATGGGCGGTCTCCTCTATTCTAACTAAATCTCTCTGTAAATAATAAATATGTGGAAACTGGTTTTCCTACTCGCCATCGTATTTGTATTGACGTATGATCCTAAATCCAGGACACTCGAGAAGTTTGTTGGTCAGCCCACTGCACCAACCCAAAAGTCCTGTGAAGATGCGCATTACCAATCCGTCCAATTTGCCCAAAGTCCCTATGAATGTCCAACTCCAGGAAGAACCCAAATGGGTGTAATTACTTAAAAAGAAGAACCTCATATACAGTATAATGATTCCAATGGACCGTGAAACTCTCATGATGGTGGCTACTATTGTGGCCATCGCCGGTGTTATCTTTCTCTTTAGGGAGATGAACAAAGCTAAGCAGGATGTTGATAACCTCAAGAACTTCTCGGCCCAACTCATCCAAAAGTTGAGTGCCCCAGTCCCAATGCCCCGCCCAGCTCCTCAAGTTGAACCCACAGAGGAACCAGTAACCGAACCAGATACTACTGAAGAAAAGGTGGAGGAATAAACATATCCGGTTATTATAACTTGCGAATGCGCAATGAAAAAATACAAAGCTATAGCGATACCGGTCAGTTTTACTGACGAAAAACCCCGATTCCTCACAGTTAGGGATCGGAGATTTAAGGATTGGATATTTGTCACAGGCGGATGCAGACGGAGGGAGATCTTCAATCCTATTAGATGTGCCCTTAGGGAACTGGAAGAGGAAACCCGTGGTGTGGTTTCACTAAAAAATGGAGAATACACAGAGTTTAAGTTTACGGTGAAGGAGAGTCCCACTGTGGATTTGGAATACAATGTTTTTGTATTTTTTGTGGACTACAACAGAAGCCAACAAAACGCCCTTGTTAAGAAGTTTTACGATGAGAAACAAAAGATGAATCTGAGAAAAATTCAGAAGTTACCCATAAAAAAGACATACGACGAGAACGATTACATGAGTTTTGATACCATGGAAGAGTTTAACACACGTAAACAATGGAAACTCATCATAGATAATGTCTTGAAGAATCCAAAATTTTATTCGTGTGTGACTTCTTTGAACAGAAAAACATTTTCTATTAAGTAGAATGAAGTCCAAGGCTTACATTTTAATGCAAATTGGAGAACTTCTCATAAAGAATAGAGGTCTTTGTGAAGAAGAGGTGGAAGAGTGGATAAAGGAGAATGAAAAAAAGACTGTATATGAACTTTTAACTATAAAGAAGGATCTCTCTCAAAGCCGGGAATACCATGATGTCTCATGTATGAGATGGTTTAGAGAAGAGGAGCAATAACAAGGTATGTTTAAGAAGTGGTGTAACCACAATAATTTTAACAATGCAACCAACTTATCGCATGTGCTCATGGACGGAGGTGTCCTCAGCGTGCCATTCGATAAATTGAATGATTTCTACGAGAAGTACATTGAGGCTGTCAAGAAAGGTGAGAAGTTGTATGTCGTTGAGCAGAAGACGGAGACGTACAACTTTTTCGTTGACATAGACTACAAAGACGAGAGAGCTCTCACTATTGAAGAGATTCAAGACATCTGTAAGATTATCTGTGATAAGGTGAAGCGTCACGGTGGAAAGGAATGTCTCGTATCTGTTTCTCCACCTAAAAAAGCTGGTGAACTCACAAAGACTGGTGTGCATCTCAATTGGTCGGGATATGTCGTAGATCAGGCTTCGGCCCTTGCATTGAGGGAACACATTCTTGTGGCACTCTCAAAAGCTAAAGGATCTGTAGATTGGAATGAGATTGTGGATTCTTCTGTCTATGGGGACATCAGAAGAAAGTCCAAGGGAAGTGGCTTTCGTATGCCATGGTCCCATAAGATGGCCAAGCACCACCAATGTGGTGGACAAGGATGTGAGGGGTGTGGTGGACTGGGAAAGGCGGTGCAAGTCGCCTACCTTCCCGTGTTCATATACAAACATGGACCACTCAGCACTCTCCTTAAGATTGATCAACAACCCAATGTTGATATTCTTAAGATGTCTGCAATCAGAACAAATGAACCACAACACATCACAGTGGAACCTCCCTCTAAAGTGATTAAGGAGGGTACTTTTACAGATGCCCAGACTAAGGATGAGGTGCAAAACGAAGAACTTCAGGGGTTCATTGAAGACTTCATTCAAAAGAATATGGAGGGGCAGCGTACATCTGTGGTGACAAAACTATTCAAACACAAAGAGACATACCTGGTTGGAACAAATTCTAAATATTGTGAAAATCTAAAGAGACCTCACAGCTCTAATCATGTGTGGTTCCATATCAGTGGATCTGTGATTGCCCAAAAGTGTTTCTGTAGATGCGAGACTGTTAGGGGTCGGAGGGATGGTTTTTGCAAAGACTTTTATGGTCGTAAACACCAATTGCCAACCAAAATAGTTGAGCGTTTGTATCCTAAAAAGGAAGAGCTAAAGAAGTGTCCGGAAATTAAAAAGTTTGAAGAAAAGCCTCAGATTAAACAATCTGATGTGAAAACTCCTCTGGAATCATTCATGCATAGATGTATGAAGTGTCCAGAAGACACAA